TTTCCCGGCCAATTTTTGACCTCCAGACTTTTTAACTTGACAATATAAGTCATTTATGTTAGCATAATATAGATGATTCATGTCGATTTAAAATATATAAATTTAATCAGCCCTAGGCTCGATAAGTTTAAAAAAGTACGAGACTTTCTTTACAACTTTAGGTGTCCTTATTGTGGCGATTCTGAGAAGTTTGCCAATAAGGCTCGTGGGTATTTTTATCGTAAAAAAGAATCAATGCTGTATAGGTGTCATAATTGTGACAAAGGTACCACAGTTGGTAAGGTGATAGAGTATCTTGATACCGACATTTATAAAGAATATGTTATGGAGAGATTTGTAGGTAATGATGAGCCTACTTATGAGTTTCAGCCGCCAAAGTTTAAGAAAAAAGATCCTAAACTTAAAGATTTGGTTCCTATAAATAAACTTAACGGCGATCATCCTGCCCTAGAAATTTTAAAGAAAAGACAAATTCCAGAAGAACATTATGATAAGTTTTTCTTGTGTCATAAGTTTTATTCTTGGGCCAACATAAGTACTTTAGTACCTAGGAGAAATGAACATCCTAGATTAGTGATCCCATTTTATGATGAGAATGGAGATGTTTTTGCTGCACAGGGTAGAGCTTTTGGTAAAGAACAACCGAAGTATTTAACTGTAAAGTTTGATGACAAGCCAAAGATATTTGGTCTTGATCGGGTTGACTGGTCTAAGACCGTATACATAGTAGAAGGACCTATAGACAGTTTGTTTTTAGATAATGCTCTTGCTGTTGCTGGTGCTGACTTTATGTATCTTCCATTTGAGAAGAAAGAATTTGTTGTTGTTTTAGATAATGAACCGAGAAACCCGGAGATAGTAAAGAAAATGATTGACCTGGCCGATAAAGATTATTCGCTCGTGATATGGCCAGATAATCTAAAGGGCAAAGACATAAACGATTTTGTCATGGCCGGATACGATGTTTGTAATATAATGGAGAGTAACACCTTTCGTGGCATAGAAGCCCGATTGAGAGTTGCTGCGTGGAAAAAGTATGAATGAAGCATTTGTATATTGTTGGACTGATTGGGCAAAAGATAAACTTTATATCGGAGTCCATATAGGTAGTCCTGATGATGGGTATGTTTGTAGTAGTATACCTATGAAAGAAGAGCGTTTTACTCGGCCAGGTGATTTTACCAGAACCATAGTAGCATCTGGCAGTAAAGAAAATATGTATAGTTTTGAGAGGACTTTACTCAAAGTGGTTGATGCCAAGAATGATCCACACTATTATAATAAAAGTAATGGTGGGGGTGCCGGTGTTGCTGGTGAGAAACACTGGGCATATGGACTGACCGGAGATAAAAACCCAAACTATAAAAATAGAGGTGAGAAATCGCCTCTATTTGGAAAGAAGAACCCAGCAGCGTCAAAAGTGAATAAGGGGAGAAAACGCCCAGACCATTCTAAGAAAATGTCCGGTGAAAGTAACCCTATGTTTGGAAAGAAAAGAACCGAAGAAGAACTAAAAGGTTTAAAAGCCTATGCTAATACTAAACTCTATTGTATACATTGCGGTAGAGGAATGAATAAAGGTGCGTTAGCAAACCACCAACCAAAATGTAAGGAGAGAAAACAAAAATGAGCCTACCTACACCTTATCAGGAGTATATTCATTTATCAAGATATGCTCGATACCGATATGAAGATAACCGAAGGGAAACTTGGAATGAAACGGTTGATAGATATTTTAAATTTTTTAAAGGGCATTTAAAAGAACAATGTGATTATAAATTAACAGATAAGGTAACAGATCCAATTAAAGATTCGATTAATGAATTAAAAGTGATGCCATCAATGCGTTGTTTGATGACAGCTGGTGAGGCACTCAAGAGAGAAAATGTTTCTGGGTATAACTGCTCATACATTGCAATAGATAGTCTCCGTGCATTTGATGAAATGCTATATGTTCTAATGAATGGTACAGGTGTAGGATTTAGTGTAGAGCGCCAGCATGTAACTAAAATTCCAGCAATCAATGATGAGTTTCACGACACCGATACAGTTATTATTGTATCAGATTCTAAACTTGGTTGGGCAAAGGCATTACGAGAACTTATCTATTTGTTAGCTGCTGGTCAAATTCCAAAATGGAATTTGGCAAGAGTAAGACCTGCCGGTGCCCCCTTGAAAACTTTTGGCGGGCGTGCATCAGGCCCAGAACCTTTAGAAGATTTATTTCGATTTTGTATTAATATTTTTAAAGAAGCTGCAGGTCGTAAACTAACATCCTTAGAGGCACACGACATTTGTTGCAAGATTGCCGAGGTTGTCGTTGTTGGTGGTGTAAGACGTAGTGCTCTTATCTCGTTATCAAACCTCAGTGACGACCGTATGAGACACGCTAAAGCAGGTCGTTGGTGGGAGAAAGATGTTCAGCGTGCATTGGCAAATAATTCTGCCTGTTATACAGAGAAGCCTGATATGGGTATCTTTATGGAAGAATGGAAATCACTATACGAGTCCAAGTCAGGTGAACGTGGTATGTTTAATCGTCAGGCTGCACAGACACAGGCTGCAAGAAATGGTAGACGAGATGCAGAACATGAATTTGGAACCAATCCCTGTTCGGAAATTATCCTGAGAGACCGTGAGTTTTGCAACCTTTCGGAAGTTGTAGTACAAGAAGATGATACAGAAGAATCATTAAAAGAGAAAGTAAAATTTGCAACGATCATCGGGACTTGGCAATCAACATTAACTAACTTCCGTTATCTTAATCGAAAGTGGGAAGAGAATTGTGCAGAAGAAAGATTGCTCGGTGTGTCTCTTACAGGAATTATGGACAATGCATTGACGAATGGTAAGGTAAAAGGATTAGATGATTTGTTAAGAGGTTTACGACAAGTAGCAATAGATACTAATAAAGAATGGTCAAGGAGGTTGGGTATCCCACAGTCAGCTGCCATCACTTGTATCAAGCCATCTGGCACAGTAAGTCAGTTGGTAGATAGTGCAAGTGGTATTCATGCACGACACAACCCATACTATATAAGAACGGTTCGTGCAGATAAGAAAGACCCATTGGCACAGATGATGTTTGATGCTGGGTTCCCTTGTGAAGATGATGTTACTAAACCAGATCACACATGGGTATTCAGTTTCCCAGTTAAAGGTCCTGCAAAAGGTGTGTATAGAAAAGACATGACCGCAGTCGAACAGTTAGAATTGTGGAAAGTATATCAAGAACATTGGTGTGAACATAAACCATCCATCACCGTATCGGTAAAGGAATCTGAATGGATGTCAGTAGGTGCATGGGTGTATGATAACTTTGATATGATGAGTGGTGTATCATTCTTACCATTTGCAGATCATAGTTATCGACAAGCACCGTATCAAGATTGTAGTAAAGAAGAATATAATAAATTATTAAAAGAGTTACCTAAAGATTATGATTGGAGTAAATTGTCTGAGTATGAAAAACAAGACATGACAGCCGGCAGTCAAGAGTTAGCGTGTAGTGCTGATGGTGGTTGTGAAGTTGTCGATCTAACAACAGTGGGGTAAAAATGGAAGATACTAGACAATGGTTTGCCTGCGAGTATTGCGATGGCGAGTTTAGTGTTGAGACTGACTGTAGTATGGATATATTATATTGTGTGTTTTGTTCCGAACCTTTGGACACATTACAGGATGGAGAACCTGAAGATTATTATGAGGAAGTGTGATAAATAGAACAGAGACACCAGTGTTAGAGCACTGGTGCCTCCTAAACACAATAATAAATGAGGTATTATTATGTCCTTTGACTATTTAGTAATGACGCATGAGGAGTTTTTGGAACTTTTTGGTGAACCTATAGACACAACACCTGTGCCCACAAAACAGCTATTGGCTGAAGGTTGGCCTGTTGATGAGAATGGGAAAGATATGACCAACGGAATGTATGGCAAAAAACATTCACAAAGAACTCTAAGTTTACTTAGTGAACAGAAAAAGGGTCACAAACAGAAAGAGATAACGGTTATGAGAAGGGTTGCGAAGAATATTGGACAGAAACGAAGTGCTGAACAGAGAAGAAACCTGGCATTGGGACAGATAGATAACCCAAAGGCACCAACACTTATTATGATGAGGTGCGATGTGTGTGATAAAGAAATGAATATGCCAAACTACAATAGATGGCACAAAGATTGTAAGGTAAATGAAAGCCTCGTCGGCTAAAGCTAAGGGCAGACGCCTCCAGCAATGGGTTAGGTCGTTGCTCGTAGAAAAGTTAGGTATTCATGAGGAAGATATAGAAAGTCGTTCCATGGGAGCACAAGGTGATGATGTTGTAATGGCTCGTGCCGCCAGAGAGAAGTTCCCCTTCAGCATAGAATGTAAGAATGTTGAAAAACTAAATGTCTGGGCAGCATATGACCAAGCCTGTGCCAATGCGGGCGACTACACACCATTGGTAGTGATAAAGAAAAACAACCACAAACCGCTCGTAGTTATTGACGCCGAAAAGTTTG